GATGTTACTCAGGTCTGCGGGCCGTCAAAAGAGACACTGGCGGCGGCCGGTATCTATTACCATCCAGATGAGGCGAATATCTTTAACGGAACCGCTATGCTCGTTGGTCAAAAGGATACGCCCTATTACGGCGGTTATTACTTCTTTGACATCCAGTTTCCTGCCGATTATCCTTTCTCACCTATGAAATTGAAAACGCTCACCCAAGACGGCAAAACCCGTTTCAACCCAAATATGTATTTAGAAGGGAAAGTGTGTCTCTCTATTCTAAATACCTGGAGCGATGGACCACAGTGGTCCTCTGTACAGACGCTGGAATCGGTTCTTCTCGTTGTGATGTCGGATGTTCTCAATTCTATTCCCCTCACGAATGAACCAGCATATTATAACACCGGTCTCAACGATATGGCGAAGATTTACAATCGAATGCTGTTCCATGCGAATGTAAAGACCGCAATTTTAGTGATGCTCAACACACCCTCGGCATTCATAGTCCCATTTCTAGATGTTATGCGACCTGTGTTTCTAACAAATTATGCCGATGTGCTGCGGATGACCGAAGAGCACGAGGTTGCGTGGGACGGAACTACCCAATTGCTATCTGTTTACGGAATGACGGTCAAATATAACTTTGCACAGTTGGCGGCCGATTTACGGGCCACCAAGGCGAAACTCAGCAACAGTGCTTAGAAATTGTTTACAACGGCTAACCAATTAACTGTGTTTGAGTCGGTACCACTAGTTGAATTTACGGTCAATTGACCCGCACCTGCGTTGAGTGAATATGATAGAGTGCCAGGAGTACCAAGATTGACTGTTTGATAACTGAGAAAGATGTAAGGAGTGCGAGTAAAAACTACATTAGAACCGGTGGTAGTAAATGTACCATTAGATAATGTTACATTACTTACAGAGTTGGCAAGATTTATACAACCGGTACCATAAAGGTCGCCTTGGTTGCCATCAATACCAGCATAAACATTTCCACTATTTTTTCCTGTTTCAATGTACGGATGTGACGAATCATTAAAAAACATATAACTGTAATAGTCGCTATTTTGTAAAAGGACCTTCGGGCTACTAACTCCGTTTGAAAAATCGGCTGTAACTGAGGCTGCCGGTGAAGATATGAGTATAGATGGATTGCTGGCACCGGCAACAGTTATATGTCCGTCCAAAGTATCGGTGCGCAATTGACTATAAGCATTGACATAGTCATAAATAAGACCATTGTTTGAAGCGGTAATTGAAGTGCTAAATTGACTATACGCATTTATACTTGTGTAGTTGGCATCTCCTATAGTAATTTGAGCAGTATTATCTCCAGATATTTCAATATTTGGATTATAACCATACAAATAAAGTTGTGGTGAAGAAGTATTTAATAAATAAAGACCACCATAAACTCCATTACCCTCATTACCAATTTCAATTGCTGGATAAGTAGCATCAATAAAATACATGGAGTTGTAAAAATTACTTTGAATTAAATAAAATTGTGGGCTTGAAATATCATTGAAATAAGCATTTATAAAGGAGGCAGGTGTAGATAAAAGCAAAAAAGGGGTTGAATAATATGCGGATCCAAAGGCAGTAAATCCATCGCTTCCATTTATCGCCGTAATTTCAGCAAAATCGTTATTTATATCATCGTACAAAATAAATTGAGTTGAATAAGTTGTGCCACCCCCTCCGCCTCCTAAAATAGACACTCCGTTCACTAAAATATCAGGGTTTGTACCGGTTAATGAGATGATTGGAGTGGTTCCGTTATTCGTAAATGTTTCAGTAATATTTGCGTGTAAGGTTGATACAACAACGGTGGCGTTGCTTTGACCGTATGTTTTTGCTGTTATATAATTTGTAGAGGCATTTATAACATTACTACTATTAGGAGCAACAATTATTGATTCCGCCAATGAACCAGCACAAATTATTTGAGGAATGGTACCCTCGCATAAAATTAATGGATAATCGCCGCTTACTATAACTTTAGGAGATGATATATTACCATCAGGCACACCGATTTGAACTCCAGCACCAACCTCATAATTATATGCCTGGATGTAGGGTTGATTTGAATAGTTAATATATAAGCCAGCGTATGCGCCAGTTGGATTATTACCTATCTCAACTGCCGGTGAGCCAAAGTCGCTAAAATACAATGCTGAATAGGCAGTATAACCGGCCTGTGTAGAATTATACATTCCTACTATGTTTGAATTGTCAGGCGCCAGTTCCGCTATCACATTTCCCTGTGTATAAACTGAAGGTCCAAGGTCGGGCAATGTATTGTTAAAATCGTAATTGTCGCCTATAAAAACCGGTTTATCAGTATTATAAACGGCAAAATGGGAGTCGTTTGGGTCTATATACCCGTTAAAAAAAGAGATGGCATCATACACTCCTACATAGTATTGAGTCACGCCAGGATTGCTCTCTGGAAAAAGTTTTTTACCGTTTTCGCGTAAAATACGACCCGCAGGGCAGTAACCAGCGTACATATTTGGCAAAGCGGTGAGTTGATTGTTCGCATAGGTATAAAAGACGGTATTAAAGGGTGCCGTGGAAATATAGGAACGGCGTTGGCCTCCTGGGAAACCATCTCTCATTCCACGTACGGTGGTCATTTCTAAGAGTTAAGGAGTTTTTGTAAAAATTGAAACGCCCTTTCAGGGATAAAATGACCGGCACAGCAATGGCTTCTTCTGCCCTGAAGAAGTTTCTACACGAACGTAAAACAAATGATAATGTTGCCTATAGTCTTCTTGGTATGGGCAATGACTCAGGAAAATATAACGTAGAAGACGCAGAATACGATACCTTCCTCCAACTCGTTCATCAGCATATCTACAGCACGCCTCCACGTGCGCTCTCCCTCATTGAACGTCATAAAGAACATTCTCATATTCTCGTAGACCTTGACTTTCGTTATGGCGACACGGAGGGCGCACCTCTAATGCGACAATTCAATCAAGACCAGGTCCAAACATTTATCGCGATGTATCTTGCCGCCATGGTCTACTTCACCGAAGTTGAAGATTTGGAGAATGACCTCGTCTTCTACTATATGGTGAAACCGGCACCAGAGAAGGACGGCAAACAACACAAAGATGGAATTCACATTCAATGTCCAACAATCAATACCACTCCAAAGTTTCAACACGCTATCCGTGGTTTCCTTCTCAAGAATGAAGTGATTTCTAAGGTGTTCGGCGGAACAAACATGTCTAATTCTGCCGAAGACTGTTACGATAAATCGGTCATTCATCCAAACGGTTGGTTTCTCTACGAATGTTGTAAACCCAATAAGTCTCAATATCATGTTGAGAAAATCTGGAAAGTGACAATCGCCGAAATTCAAGAAGCCATTGCCACAGTTGATGTAGATAATTTTGAGGAACTGGTCAGCATTATTCACGATGTAATGACCGATGTTGACATTCCTACTTCCTCCCTGGAAATCATGAAAACTCTCAGTATCCGCCGTGGAACAACTGACCTTATTGAGCCAGCGGTTCGTGAATCACGTGCCGACGAATGGGAAGCAAATGTGGCCTCTGGCTCTAGTAATAATTCCAAAAAAGTCGTCCGTCGTGCTCCTGTTGCCGCCAGAACAGACGGTCAAGAAACGACCGAAGGTGCCGAAGAGAATGATCTCACGGTGGAAGGAATCATTGTAAACACACCAGTTGAGACTTCGGCAGAAGATATTGCTCTCGCTTATCGGCTCTGTAAAGAATGTATCAATCCTGAACGCCGAGCAGGTGAATATTCTGACTGGATCACACTCGCGTTCTGTCTCAAAAACATCGCCGCCACCGAAGAATCGTTCAATACTTGGGTAGATGTAACGCGCCGTGTTGATGCACATCATAAAAAGAAGACTTATACCGAGGACCAACTAAGAACACGTTGGAACTATGTCAAACTCAACGGTAACCGTCGTCCCATTCGCATGGCTTCGCTCGTTGAATGGGCAAAAGAGGATAATCCAGAGAAACTTCGCTCCATTCGCTCAGAAACTATAACACTCTGGATTATTAACTATGCTAATGATACTCACGTTGACCTTGCTGAACTTGTTCATCGTCTATACAAGCATGAATTTCGTTGTTCGGTTGGCTCAAGACGCGGTGTTCTGGACCTCTATCATTACAATACCGAAGGCAGCAGTTGGAAGCGCTTGAAAACAAACAATGAACTCCGATGTCGCCTCTCGGAAGGTGTAAAGAATGAAATCTATGAAGCGATTCGTGAAATTGGTCGTCAACATAACGCAACCAACAATCAAGCAGAACGGGACCGTGCTGATGAACGTATGAAGAAACTGGGTGGTATCGCAAGACAACTTAAAATGTCCGGTTTCAAAGACAGTGTTATGAAAGAATCACAAGAAAAATTCTATGATGAAGATTTCACAAGTCGTCTTGACTGTGATCCAGATATCATCGGTGTAAGCAACGGTGTTCTCGTACTCAACTATCATGAAAAGGAGGATATGAGTGATATGCGCGTCCTCTTTCGCAAGGGACGACCCGATGATAATATCAGTTTCCAGATGGGCCGTATGGAACCAGATTTGGATCCTATTCCGTATGAACCGTACAATCCCGATGACCCCGATCAAATCAACCTGATGAATTTCTTCACCCTCATCTATCCCGATGAAGCACTTCGCGAATATGTACTCACTCTACTCGCCTCTTGTCTTGAAGGCCGCAATAAGGAACAGAAGTTCTGGATTAACACGGGTGGTGGCTCCAACGGTAAGTCCATGATTCAAAATCTCATGGAATACACCTTCGGCGACTATCAAACCTCGCTTCAAACTACCGTTCTCACTCGTAAGCGACCCGAATCCGGCGCAGCGAATCCCGATATGATTACGACCAAGTGTAAGCGATACATCTATATGGGCGAACCTGACCCAGGTGAGAAGCTCAATACATCTCGTATGAAGCAGCTCAGTGGTGAAGACCGTATTGAAGCCCGAGGACTCTTTGCCGACCAGGAAAAGTTCAACATGATGGGCAAGATGTTCCTCTCCTGTAACGACTTGCCTCCAATCTCCTCTATGGATAACGGTACTTGGCGTCGTATTCGTGTCATTCCACACATCAGTACCTTCAAAGATCCTGGAAGTCCTGACATTGACCCAAGCAAGAACATTCATGAAAAGGACATGAAACTCAAGCAGAAACTCAAGAACTGGCGTGTTGCCTTCCTCAGTCTCCTCGTTCACTATTACGATACAAAGTATCTTAAGGAAGGACTCAAGGAACCACCTTGTGTGCTTGCCGCCTCCAATAAGTACAAGGAAAGCAACGATGTCTTCATGTCGTTCTTCAACGAACACTATGTCAAGCAAGTCGGTGGTGGCCCTGTGACTCTCAAACAAGTGCGCATTGATTTCCGTGAATGGAAGAAGAAACTCGGTCGTGAAATTGACCTCAAGGAAACAATGCTCGTTGAACGAATGAAGGCGGAATGTGGAAACAACTCCACCGATAAGGAGTTCTACGGAATCGTTCCGCATGAAGAAGTTGAAGAGGACATCAGTGGTTCCTTCGTTGCCGTTTCTGCGCCTGTTGCTGCCGCCGCACCCACATCACCCGTACAAACCACACTTTCTGTTCGCCGCTAATGCGTCTACGCAAGGGCTATTTTTTTACATCCGTTGTATAAAATGAACAAAGATGAACTCTTTGCTGATTTTATTAAAGTCCTTATATTCGGCGAGGGACAGACAATTGCGGCCGAACCGCTCAAAAAAGCGTTCAGTGGATGGAAGCGTAAATTTCTCGTCACACCCTCTCTCAAATACGAGGAGATGTTAGATGTCCTAGGAAAGCGTGCGGGTGTCGTACGCACCGATACACATCTTACCGGTGTTGGTCTGCGGCCCAAAGAAATCAAAGCCATAGACGTGAAAAAATACTTGATGGCATAGTTTCGCCTTTTAGTGCTTGTTAACATACATATATTCTACGAATATACTTATGTTATCGTGACCGGTTTTCAACCTTTGTAGATTATGAGTAAGTAACAAATAAATAAGGCAATCAAAACGGCAATGGTTCCTTTAATCGCTCGGCTCTTGAACGAATCGGTTGGCAGTAAAATGGTCAATGCGATGTGAGTGAGTAAAGAAAAACAGATAATTGAGGTAATCCAAAAGGTAAGCATCACCTTATCATCGCTGGTTTGTAATCCAAAAATATACCACGGTACACCATCGGTAGGTTGATTATCTATAAAATCACGACGATACTTACGTTCGTCGTGTTCCAACTTCATGGAATCTTTTTCTACCACGAGTAACTCGGCTCCTAACTCTTTTTCGTAATGTTTAATCTGTTCAACAGCACTAGCTAAATCGTTTCCCATCTTAAATTTATCCTGAATCGTTTGGGTCAGTAAATCGGTTTTACTACGAGATTCGTTCACGAATTGTTGATTTGTATCTTTTAGTTGTGAGGCTTTCCGGGTGTTTGGTACGCTAGGATCACAACTATCTACCTGAGAATTCGCATCGTCT